CGGGCGTTACGGCTTCGTGGAACTCCACGGACTTCGGCGAGGTCGTGGAGATCAAGGTCAACGCGGGCGGCAGTCTGCCGCTCGCGCGGGCGAGCACCTGGGCATTTGACGTTGGCACTATAGATATCTCGTGCCTGAGCACTGCCAACGTCTCGCTGGCCCAGTACGGCAAGAAGGCCACGCTCGCCATCTCCGGTGGTGGGCTGACCTTCTCCACGAAAGCCGTCTGCGAGCGGGTGCAACTCTCGGGCAAAGTCAACGACATCGCACGGTATGCGGTGACGTTCAAAATCACGCCCGAATGAGGACACACGCATGGCACTGACGGCAGACCAGATCCTGGCAGCAAACGACGCATCGCTCCTCGAAGTGAAGGTCAAGGAGTGGGGCGGCAGCGTTTTCGTTCGCGTGATGAGCGTCTCGGAACGCGACGCCTACGAGCGCATGTGGATCGGCAAGAAGGAAACGGGCATCGAAAACTTCCGCACGGAGTATCTCCAGCGGGTGCTCTGCGACGAGAAGGGCAACCTTCTCTTCACGCGGGAGCAGATCGAGAAGCTCGGGCAGAAGTCGGCGGCCGTGATGACGCGGCTGTTTGATCGAGCCATGAAGCACAACGCGATGAGCGAAGCGGACGTGGAGGAGTTGGCAAAAAACTAAACGCCCGCCCGCTGCGACGGCTGCTGTTTCGGCTGGCGGGTCACTTAGGCATGACGGTCGGCGAGTTGTCCATGCGGATGGACAGCCGAGAACTCACGGAGTGGATTGCTTACACGAGGTATTTCGAGGCTATCCCTGACTCGTGGGCGGAAACGGGGTTGCTCGCCAGTGCGATCCTTGCCCCCTACGCCCAGAAGGGGAAGGCACCGCAGGCCAGCGATTTCATTCCGATTGAGAAGCCGCCGCAGCACACGGACCAGATGAAGGCGGAACTGCAAAAACTGTTAGGAACCCTCGGGCAATAGCAATGGCGACGATTCTCGGACTTGCGATGAAGGTGACGGCGGACGCTTCAAGCGTCCCGAAGTCGCTCACGCAGGCCGAGCGTGCGCTGAACAGTTTGCAGGCGCAGGTGGACCGGGCCACGAAGGTCTTCGCGCCGTTCACGGAAAGCTCTGCCGCAGCGGCTCGCGCCCAGGAGCAGTTTGCCGAGCGGTTCGCCCGGCTGGCGGATCAGTTGCAGGCGGACACAATCAAGCCGCAGGAATACGCGGCGGCGTTTGCCCAACTGACTGAAGAAGCCAAGAGGTCGGCCGAGGCGTTTGCGGAAGGCATCCGCATCCAAAAGCAGTATGGCGACCAGGCGAAGGTGGTGGCCGACGAGATCGAGCGGCTCGTGGAACTTGAGCGGCTCGGGGCGATTGACCAGACGGCGCTGAATAACGCCGCCATCGCAAGGCTTGGCCTCGACAAGCAGACGGCAGACTCAGCGCGGGCCAGAGCCGACGCTGTTGCAGCCGCCGAACGCAAGCAGTCCGAGGCGTTTGCGGAAGCCCGCAGGACTGAGGAGCAGGCGGCCGCCCAAGCGAACCGCCAGCGGGCATTGCTGGAAGCCGAGGCGGATGCGATTCGCCAGCGGAACCTGACGGCCCAGGAGCGATTCGATCAAGAGGTCGGCCGCGCCAGAGTCTTGGAAGAGGCCAACCTGCTCACAAAGCAGGAGTTCAACCGCGAACTGCAACGCCAGGCCGACCTGTTCGCCGAGGCCACGATTGCCGCCAACAGGTCAGGCAAGGCGATCGAAGATGCTGGCAAGCAGGGGGTGCTGAAGTTCAACGAACTGACCGGCATCCTGTCGGCCCTGCCCGGCCCGATTGGCAATGTGGCCGGTCGGCTCTCGGGTCTCGCGTCGGCTGGCGAGGGCTTGGCGAGAGTGTTCTCGGGCGGCCTCCAGAACGGCCTCGCCAGCATCGGGGCGAGCGTGGCCGGGCTCGTCAATCCGTTCACCGCCGGGGCGGCTGCGTTCGCGGCGCTGGGTGCCGGGGCCGTGGCGGCTGGCCGCAACCTCGTGCAACTCGAAGGCGAGGTCGAGCGGCTGGGGCAGTTGGCGGATCGCGTCGGCGTTTCCTTCTCGTTCATCCAAGTGCTTGAAGCGGCGGCCCTGCAAACCGGCACCAGCGTCGAGCAGTTGGGCGGCGGGTTCACAAGGTTCCTGCGTGCGGTGAACGAGGCCCGCGACGGCACGAAGTCGGCCGTTGAGGCGTTCAAGAACCTGCGGATCAGTACCGACGCCGTTCGCGACGGCAACCCCGAGACGCTCTTCCAGCAGGCGGCGCAGGCGTTGGCGCAGATGCCAGATCCCGCCCAGCGCACGGCCACGGCCATGGCGCTCTTCGGGAAGAGCGGGGCCGAACTGCTGCCGGTGATCGGGCAACTCGGGGCGGCGGCGGCCGACCTGGAGCGGCTCGGCGGGGCGCTCACCGATCAACAGCGTGCCGACATCGACGCCTTCGGCGGGGCGATGGATCGCGTGGGCGTGGCGTCGCAGGGGCTCTACCGGCAGATCACGGCCAACTTCGCCGGGATGGGAACGGCTATCGCCAGCTCCACGGCCGAGTCGATTGGCTCGCTTAATCGGTTTTTGAAGTCGCTTGATGACACGGCCAGCAGTAAAACCTGGCTCGGTTTTCAGAAGTCTGCCGAACGGCTGAAGTTTGACGAAGAAATCATCGCCAGCCGCGAGCGCCTAAGAAAGGCAACAGAAGACCTCGCCAAAATCCAAGTCCCGCAAATTGTTTCTGACGGCGAATTTCAGGCGGCGCAGAAACTCGCAAAGACATTTGAGGATTTGAAGGCTGCATCTGAAGACTTTGGCGCGAATCAAGAACTTGCAGCTGAAGCGGCAGGCAAGGCAATCGACCTCTTTACCCGAGAGGCCGAGGCCGCTGGCATGTCGGCCGATAGCATCAAGGCTTTCACGGAATCAGCAAACGCCGACTTCAAGCGGTTTATGGATGGTCTGAATGAAGTTGCGAAAGAATCGCAGAGGGCGGCGGCTGCGGAGGAGCAGGAAAACGCCGCCGCCGCCAAGGCCGTTGAGACGGTGCGGGCGCAGTTGAACGTCGCCATCGAAGACTCGGCCCGGTTCGGCCAGGCCGGATTCGACGCGGCCCTGAAGTACCAGAACGCGATCGGCGAACTTGAACAGCAGTTCGGCAAGCGGATCATCAACGAAGCCACGCTCAAGCAAAACGCCGCAGCGGCCGCCGCCGAGTACCAGAAGCAAGTCGATGCGTTCACCAAGATCGAGCAGTTGCAGCGGAACATCGCCGCCGCCGACGAGCAGCGACTTGCCCAACTGGTGGCCGCGCAGCGGGAGACGAAGCAGGTCGAGACCGATCTGGAGTTTGTCCTGCGGCAGCAGAAGCAACTCGTCGAAGAGATCGCCGATGCCCGCGAGCGCGGTGCCGTCATGGCCGCCGACGCCGCGACGGCCCGGCTGGCCCAACTCGACCAGATCCAGGCCAAGCTCGAAGAGCAAGAGCAGGCTCTTGAGCAGGGCTTCGGCGACGGGTTCGCCAGGGCGTTTGAAGCCACAGACAAGACCATCGACGGCCTTATTGAAAAGGCCACGCAGTTCGGCAACGTCGGGGCACTCGCGGCGCAGGCTCTTGAGCAAGGCGTCGCCCGAGCCCAGCAGCAGGCCAGCGCGGGCATTCTGACCGCCGAGACGTACCAGCGCGAGGTGAACCAGCAGCAGGAGTTGTTTAATCAGCGACTCGCCGCCGCCCAGCGGGTCGAAGACTTCCTCGCGTCGAAGATCGACGAGCGGCAGCGGGCAGAACTGGAAGCCGTCAAGCAACTTGAGGAACGGAAGAAACAGGCGGCGGTCAATATCCAAGCCCTTGAGGCGAAGATTCAGACCGAGCAGAAGGCGATTGAGGAGGCCCGCGACAAGGGGCGACTGAAGGACGCTCGCGCCGGGGTGGAGCGGGTCAAGCAGCTAGAGCAAGCCCGCCGCCTCGAACAGGGCATCGTGGACGGCCGCGTTCAGGCCAACCGCCAGCAAGCCCAGCAGTTGCAGCAGGGCAGCAGCGCCGCCCAGCAGTTCCAATCGCTCGTCGCCCGCCAGAACGACGCCTTCCTGCAAGGCTTCCAAAACGCCTACGCCGGGGCGAACGCCGCCCTGGCCCAGAGTGCCCGCGTCGCCGAGGAGCAGGCCCGCCGGATGGAGGCACTGACGCGGCCGACAAACGCCACCGTCAACGTCGCTGACATTCGCACCGCCGAGGGGCAAGCGCTCGTGCAGGACGTTGCCGCCCAGGCCCAAGACCCCGCACTGATCGAGGCCCGGCTCCAGACGCGGTTGCTGAACTCTATCGCGGCGGGCATCACGGGGGCCTCGGCCAACTACTTCAACCAGCCGGTAGCGATTGTCGGCGCGGCGAGAATGGGGTGACCATGAGCGTTGTTTCGACCAAAGAACTGGCGCAGACGTTCGAGCGTGAGGTCGGCAGGCCCGCCATCGTCAAGCGTCGCTTCGTCTGCGTTCTGGCCGACGGCACGCTGCAAAACGACCCGGCCACGGAACTGGAAATCCTGGCCGCCGTCTTTAACACGACCACGGGGGTGATCGCGTCCTCTGCGATTTTCGGTGAGCCGCACCCACGGCTTGCGGCGTGGAAGCTGCGGAAGTTTTCGATCAACGAAGGATTCGAGGGCTCGCCGTACCACGTCGAGGTGGTGCTGGAATACGGCATCGTGCGCGACGAGGATTTCCTGACGCCGACCTCGCGCCCCACCGTGTGGAGTTTTGAGGGAAGTAGCGGCGAGTTCCCGGCGTTGCGGTATTTCCACCCTGGGACGCCCGGCAGCGGCAACGGCACGACCCACCCGCTGACCAATTCCGCCTTTGACTTCTACCCCGGCTTGATGACCACCGAGAGCGTGGTGCTGATGAAGGTCACGAAGAACTTTTCCGCGTTCCCATCGGGATGGTATGCCGCGAACAACAGCGTGAACGACGCCACCTACTTCGGCTGCGACGCCCACACGATCCGCGTGGCCGGTATTGACACGACATACGAGTACGAAGAATTCGGCGGCACGGTCGTGAAGTTCTGGAAGGCGACGGCCACGCTGGCCTACCGCCAGAGCGGCCACAACCTCCTGCTGCCAGATGTGGGTTTCAACTTCATCGACGGCGGGCAGAAACGTCGGGCGATGGTGTTTGATTTTCAGAATAGCGAATGGGTGCCGTCGCCGAATCCCGTGGGTCTCAACGGCAGCGGTGGCCTGAACATGACCGGGAATGCGACGGTTCTGAATCGCCGCGTGAATCCCGAGGCTAGTTTCGCAACGGTCTTCGGGATGCCGCCCACATGACGCCGAGCGACCGCGACGCCGTACAGTTCACGCGCGAATCCGCCGAGCGGATTGCGAACGTGGTGCGAGCCGCTGAACTGACGCCAACGCGCGGGCGGGCCTTGTCGTTCGATGCGATCCAGCAGGGCGCAAGCCGCAAGACCTTCCGCATGGCCACGTTCACCGGCGCGTGGTCGATCAACTCCGCAAAAACGGTGACGCTGCGCGGCTCGACCGCCACGCTGAGCGCGACAAATTTATTTGCTGCCATCGGCACGGCAGCGTCATCTCGTAACTGCGCCATCGCCAAGGATGGCACCGATTGGTTCCTCATCGCCGCCCAATGCTAGACCTCCTCGCCGCCATCGTCTCGGCCGATCCGCCGTCGCTCTTGGCGTGGCTAATTCTCGCGTTCGCCGCTGGCATGTATCCAATCGGCATCATGCTCGGAAGCACCTGCTCGCCGTGCTGCGCTAGCCCGTGCTCTGGCCCATGCGCAAAAAACGAAGACTGCCCTCCCGGCTGCCAGTGCGTTGGCGGCCAGTGCGGCGGTTCGTTGCCCTGCGTGGACTGCAAGGGCGAAAGCCTGCCCGACACCGTGACGGTTAGCGTAAGCAACTGGCCTGCGGATCGCGTGCAGGGTGGTTCGCTGGCATTTCTGAATTTTGAATCGGATTTCGGCTCCGGCGCGGCTGGCAAAGTGACGGCACCAGGCGACGACCCTGGGCCTGTGTCTGCGGTGGAGCTGACGAGCGGCGGGGAAGGCTACGCGAGAATCATCTCAGAGCGACTTGAGCCAACTGTGACCGCCAGCGCAGGCGGGACGCAACAGTTTTCCGTGTCGCTGGAGAAAGTTGGGGAGGGCGACCAGGCCGTTTGGGTGCTATCGGGGCTGGCGCTTGATGGAGGAGGCACGGTTGAGAGCGACACCATCACGTTTACCGTTGAGGCTCCTGGCGTCGAAGTTGAACCCGCGTCGGCGTTTCTTGTGCGCGGGCGAACTGCGCCATCGCTTTCCATCTCCGTCAACTCTGCTACCGGGGCCGGTGCGGAACTGGTGCCGGTCATGTTTCAAGGCTTCTCAAACTGCGACGGTAGCCCCGTGTGGGCTCTCAACGACTTTGCGATCAATAACGCAGGCTCTGGGTACGCGGTTGGCGATGAGCTTGTGTTTACGCTGACAAACGGCGTCGCGCACTGCGGCGATTTCGGCACGCCTTGGGTTGTGAAGACCGTGGGGCCTGGCGGCTCAATTGTCGATTTTGAGCTCGACACGAACGACAAGGACATTATCGACGGCTGGTTTCGTGAATATTACGCAGCAGGCGGCCCGATTGAATTCATCCAAGTGACGAGCGCTGGCGCTTACTATTTGCCAGGGCCGACGACGATTGAGCTCGCGACGGTAACGGTTACTGTCGCGCAGCGAGGCAGAGCGGCAGGCACCTACGGTGGGGCCTCAATCAGCGCGACCATCAACACCAACCCCAACAGTGCAACATTCGGCCAGATCACGGGGCTTAAAATTGCCAATGGCGGCTTTGGATATTTGGCGTGGGAATGGGTCGAGATTTGTTGCGGACCGTACTGGAACGGGAAATCTGTCGTCCTAAGAAGGCCGAGTCGCACTTCCGACGGGTTTGGTCCGCTGAATCCGTGCCTCTACCAGCACCGTTTTTTAAACAAGGGCTGCATCACGACAGTCGAGGTGCAATACTCAACTTCTGCGGCCCGCGTCATGGTTTGGGATCGCGGGAACGGCACGGACCTGAACAAGGGCTCCGATGCGCCCTATTCATCTGCCAGTGGTGCTTGCTTCGCGGAGGCGTTCAGGACGCCAGGCCAAAACGAGGAATGCGTGCCGTTGCCGTTTGAAGCGACCGCTCCATCTGGAGTCACGCTCACAGTGACACCGGGCGGCAACTACGCACCGCTCGCAGAACTAACTGGTTCTCAGACGCGGCACGTCTGCTGCCGGGACGGCGGAACAGCGCCGCTAGAGATCGAGGCAACGGTTTACCCGGCAAGCTCATGGACCGGCGAAGAGTGGGTCGAGCCGGACCCATATTCAATCGTGCTGGTGCGCGGCCTTAACGGTGGCCCCTCTGGTGCGGTTCAGAACTGCACCATTAGCTATGGCGGGTTCGGGTTCTATGCCGCCGTCACGCACTGCAACGACTACTACACGGCTGGCTGCCAATCGTGTGAAAAGAAATGCCAAACTCGCGTCGGATCTCCTGGAGACAACTACCTAGCATTTCCAGACTTTCATCATTTTTCTCCGGGCTGCATTGGTTGCAATTCGTCCACGATGTGCAGGCCGCAGCCTGGGTCTTATGTCATTAGCCACAACCGAAACGGATTGCTTCCGCAGTACCCTCCGGGCCTTGAATTTCTGCCGCCTCCTCCAAACCCATACATACGGCTGGAAATCTCAGGATGATCGACCCCGCAAAACTGTGCGACTTCCAGAACCCCGAGCGCACCTGCCCAACCTGCGGCTACGTTGCCAAGACGCTGCCGCTCTATCGCATGTGCGCGCCTGTGCCGGAAGACATATGGGAGCCCATCCCTGTCGGCGACCTCGTAGAAAAGGGGCTCACCGCTCTCGGGATCACAAAGGAGCGCGTCGAGCGGCTGACACGCACGGAGGGCAAGCCCGGTGGGTGTGGCTGCCCGGCCCGGCAGCGGTGGCTAAATGAGGTCGGGAATAAGCTCCAGACGGACGCGCGGAACGCGCTGATTGCGGCGAAGCGGTTTTACGTTGGCGATTGACAGCCCCGCTACGTTGACGGGCGAAAGGGACGCAGCAGATGCCGGAGGATCACCACATCACGATTGACGGCAAGCGCTGGCTTCTGCGCTTCGTGCCGCTCAAGGGTGACGCCGCCGGTTGGACGTTCTTCGACAACTCAGCCCGCCCTCGCATCCTCATTGACGACAAACAACGCGGCTGGTCGCGCGTCGAGACGATCCTGCACGAACTACTCCACGCGGCTCTCGGCCCGAACATCTCAGAGGAGGCCGTAACCGAGGCGGCCCGCGTGCAGCGGCGTGTGCTGGCGATGCTCTACACACTCACGCCAAAGGAGTGACGCATGGCGAAGGCGAAGGCACCGAGCCTGCTGGATGACGTGCTCTCGCGGGCGAAGAACCGCAGCCCTGGGTTCCTGACGTGGTTTGAGCGACTCCAGCCAGAGGCCCAGGCTGAACTGGAGCGCGTGCGGCAGGCGTTCAACCACGACGTGCACCAGAAGCGGGCCTATGCTCGCGCGATCATGGACGCCGCTCGCGAGCGCGGGTGGAAAACAAGCGGCCTACAAGGAGTCATCTCGTGGCTCGAAGGAAGACGCTAGCCGAGAGCGTGGCCGCGAAGCTCCCGCCCCCGAAGCCCAGCGCTGACGCCGAACAAGTCACGCAGCGGCAGGACGGCGATTCGCTCGAAGCCCGCTCCACGAGCAGACGGATCAAGACCGTCGAGGATTTGCTCGCCCATATCGAAGCCGATATGCAGCGTTTTGAAGTGGCTGCATCTGAGGCAACAAAGTGGGAGACAGGCGACGGCGAAGGCGGGAGCATTGAACTGCACCGCGTCTTCGTGCGGCTCAAGCCGAAGGGCGGGCCGACGACCATCGAAGTGGTCGAGGCGATGATCGACGCCGCGAAGAAGACGCTCCGCAAGCCCTTGACCAAAACTGTCAAGGCACCCAAGGCAGACGGCCTATGGCAGGTGCTCGTCATCAGCGACACGCACTTCGGGGCTTACTCGTGGAGCAAGACCACGGGCGGCAGCGACTACGACCTCGACCTGGCCGAGCAGCTCGTGGGCAAAGCCGGGGCCGAACTGGTGGCGGTGGGAGATGCCCACAAGCCCACGCGCCGCACGATCGCTTTCCTGGGCGACCTCTTCCACTACGACACGCCGAGCGGCACCACAACCGGCGGCACGCCGCTAGAGCGTGACGGCCGATTGCAGAAGATGATTCAGGTGGGTTGCGACTCGCTGCTCGGCATCGTCGAGCGGTCGGCGGCCTCGGCCCCCACCGACGTGGTGATCGTGAACGGGAACCACGACGAAGTGCTGACGTGGGCCTTTCAGCGGATTCTCGTGGAGCGGTTCCGTGGATCAAAGGCCGTGACGATCAAGCCCGACTTCCTCTCGCGGCAATACCTCACGCACGGGCGCAACCTGCTCGGGTTCACGCACGGGCACAAGGCGAAGCGGAAACTCCCGCAGATCATGGCCCTTGAGCAACGCGAGGCGTGGAGCCGCAGCACCTATCGCGAG